CAACATTAATAGACGAAGTTAACACAGTTAAAGCGGAAGTTACAACAGCTAAAAATACTATGATTAGCGAAGTAACTACAGCTAAAGAAACTATGCAGACAGAAGTTACAGACGCTATTAATGCAATCCCCACAAAAGAAGAGTTAAAAGGGGTAGGAATAGAAATAAAAGGAAGTTTAGATAATATATCAGCACTTCCAGTCAATCCAACTTTAAGTGATGCTTACTTTGTAAAAAGCGCAACAATAGAAAACCAAATTGATTTATATGTTTGGGACAACACTAATTGGGTCAAAGTTCCTGACATAAAAATAAAGGGTGAAAATGGAGATGGCTTAGAATTTAATTGGGATGGCACGCGACTAGGTATAAGGATAGAAGGACAGGAGAATTATACTTATACAGATTTAAAAGGTCAAAAAGGCGATAAAGGTGATAGTATTGAATTTAATTGGAATGGCACACGATTAGGTATAAAGATAGAAGGTCAAGAAAATTATAGTTATACAGAATTGAAAGGGGAGCAGGGTTATACTCCAACAATAGGAGAAAATGGAAACTGGTGGATTAATAATATAGATACCCAAAAACCAGCTAGAGGGGCATCTTTGAGGATTTTAGGAAAATTAGATTCTATAGATAACTTACCATTAGACCCTACTATCGGAGATTGCTGGATTATAGGGAGAAATATTTATATATATCAAACTAAATGGGAAGACTTAGGTTCTCTAGCGGGCGTGGACGGCAAGAACCTAGAATTTAATTGGGATGGCACACAGTTAGGCGTTAGGCAACAATACGAATTAGATTATAAGTATATAGACCTCAAAGGTGACAATATCGAATTTGCATGGGATGGCACACGACTAGGTGTAAGGATAGAAGGACAGGAGAATTATACTTATACAGATTTGAAAGGTCAAAAAGGCGATAGCATTGAATTTAGTTGGGATGGTACGGAGCTAGGCGTTAGAATAGAAGGTCAAGAGGACTATAGCTATACAAATCTAAAAGGAGCGACAGGAAATAAATTAGAATTTAATTGGAATGGAAGTCAGCTAGGTATTAGAGAAGAAGGACAAACGGAATATATATATACAGAGCTTAGAGGGGAACAAGGTTATACTCCAGCAATCGGCGAAAACGGTAATTGGTTTATAAATGGAGAAGACACGGGGAAAGCGTCAAAAGGAAAAGTTACATGGAATGAGTTATTAGAAAAACCGAAAGAGTTAGATTACATTAAAAAAAGCACGACTTTTAATTCAGACGGCTCTATAACAGATATTTTAGACTCGGTTAGTAAAACTATAACTAAATTTAATGCAGATGGGACTATAGTAGACGAAAAATATATAGATAATGTATTAGTAAGTAAAGTAAAAACGACTTTTAAAGGTAATCAAATAGAAGAAATAAAAGAAGAGGTGAGTTAATGAGTTGGGCGGAGACATACAAAGTGAATAGTGACTTGCAAGGCGAGCCACTAAATTTTTTAAGTTATTTGCAAGACATAAAACTAAATGGATTAGATAGTTATGTGCTGTTTATTGGAAATGCTAGGATATGGGAAGAATTATATTTAAATAGTTTATATTTATTTTCTGATAGAGGAATAAGAGAAACAGTTTACACAGCTTTTTCAGAAACTGATATTGATAATTTATTTAATAAAAGCACTAAGCTAGGGGAACAATTAAATGCCTTTTATAGAACAGATATATTTAGCTTAGGAAATGCTGATAATGTAGTAAAAGAAATGACTATAGAGCATTATAATTCATTAGAGGAAAAATTTAAAGCAGGGTATGATAGATATGTTACAAGAGAACAAGAAAAGTCAACTATAGGAGCATGGTTTAATTCTACTTTTAGCTTAGATAATACTGATTTAGAAAATCTTACAACTATAGAAGAAATATTAGCAAATGTGGAAGCTACTAATGCAATACTTAATAATAGTAATGCAATAGTAGCTTTAACTATGTGTAAATCAAGCATGGACGCAGTTGTAGCAAGTTCAAATGCTATGGATTTATTAGGTCAATATATTTTAAGAGTTACAACAGAGTCACCAGTCATTAGAGCAATTTTAAAAAATAATGTGATTAGGGATGCGATTATAAATAGTGATGAAGCTATGACACAAATTTCAAGTAACGAAAACTCCGTAATGGAAATATTTAATGACTTAGAAGCTACAAAAGTATTAGTGCAAAACCAAAATAGCATAAATAAAATATTAACTAATAATGTTACTGTTGAAAAAATAATCCCTAATTTATTAGAAATGAAGTATAATTTACAAACTTCTTTAAATTATATAAATACAATAAAATCAAATATTGCTTCTGGTAAAGGTCAAATTATGGCAATAACTTATAATGAAGAAATATTCCCGATTTTAAAAAATGCAGTAAAAAATTATGATGGTATGGAAACCACACGTAATATATCACAACGAGATATTGAGGAAAAAATAAAAATTTCGGATGCAATTTTAGAAAGTTCAATCGCAATGGCAACTTTTGCAAATAATTCTATTATAGTAAATAAAGTTGGTGACCGAGTGGGAATTATAGAAAGTATTTTCAGTAAAACAGTGTCATTAAATGCTTTTATGAAAAGTACAACAGCTATAAATATTTTAGTAAATAAAACTACTGCTTTTACTAAGATAGCAAATAACTCTACTGCTTTCAATGCTATGCTCGCTATTTCAGAAAATAACGTTACTATTGCAAATAATACAACAGCAATGGGCATAATTGCAAATAACGCACAAGCTATGTCGACAGTTGCAAATAACGATACGTCTATAAGTGTTTTTGTAAATAATACAACAGCAATGGGCATAATTGCAAATAGCTCAACGGCTATGACCAAAATAACACTTACAGGACTTGCACTTAACAGAATGGTTAAAAGTAATACAGCTAAAAGCATATTAATTAGCAAAAATTCAACTTTACAAACTTACAAAAATAATATACAGAACACAATACAAGGAAGTACTGCTTATTTTAGAACTATCACAGGCTTTGCGGATGCTGATAATAACCCACCGCAAACTATTAATAGTACTTATGTAGGCATAACTTATTGTTATGGATATAAAGGTAATAGTTATTATGGAATTGTGTATCATGGCTACAATACAAGTATAGAAGCAGGCAGAGGAAATGGCTATAAAGATGAAACCAAAAAGTTTATAACATTAGGCGGGGCTAGATATGACCAAAGCGGAGACGGTTATTTTACTTACGCAATGTATCAAGCAATTTAATGTTTATAAGTCATCTAAAAGATTAGATTAATAGTCTAATCTTTTTTTATATAAAAAATAAATAATCAAAATTAGGAGGAAAGTTATGGAAGAATTAATAACACAACTAAGTGGACTAGGAGCAGTAGGGATATTATGCGCTTTGCTGTTCAAAAACACTATGCAGGAGAAAAAAGAAGATAGAGATATGTATAAAAAAACAGTAGAAAATTTCATAGAACTATCTACACAGCAACAAGAGATAAATAAGAATATACTTGTTGAAATGGGAGCAATGAAAACGGACGTAGAAGAAATCAAAGAAGATGTAACAGACATAAAAGACATGTTACAGAAAGAAGGTCTTTAAATGAGAGTAGCACTAACAGCAGGGCATACGCTAACAGGAAAAGGAACAGGAGCAACAGGGTATATAAATGAAGGAACAGAAAATAGGATATTGATGGATTTGGTTGTTAAATGGCTTAAAAAGGGTGGGGCTACTGTGTATAGTGGTAAGGTAGATAAGTCTAATAACTACTTAGCAGAGCAATGTCAAATAGCCAATAAGCAAAATGTAGATGTAGCTGTACAAATACATTTTAACGCTGACCATACGACATTAAATGTCATGGGTACAGAGACGATATATAAAACTAATAATGGTAAGGTATATGCCGAAAGAGTCAACGAGAAACTAGCAACAATATTTAAAAATAGAGGCGCAAAATCGGACGCAAGAGGTCTTTACTGGCTTAGTCATACAAAAGCTCCAGCGATATTAATAGAAGTGTGTTTCGTAGATAGTAAAGCAGATACAGACTATTATATTAGACATAAAGACATAGTCGCTAAGTTAATAGCAGAAGGTATTTTAAATAAGACAATAGATAATAAAGAAAATAGTGAGGATAAGAAAATGTATAAACATACAATCGTTTATGATGGAGAAGTTGACAAAATCCCCGCAACTGTAGTTGGCTGGGGCTATAATGATGGTAAAATATTAATATGTGATATAAAAGATTATGTACCAGGTCAGACACAAAATCTTTATGTTGTTGGGGGTGGAGCATGTGAAAAGATTGGTTCTATGACTAAAGAAAAATTTACTATGATAAAGGGTAATGATAGGTTTGATACACTTTACAAGGCACTAGATTTTATTGATAGATAGATTAGAAGGTAGCAACTAGAGTTAGTTGTTACCTTCTTTTTTTTATGTCTACTTTTCTTTCTTCTTCCAAACAACTTCGTATCCTATCAGATTAGCAATAGTCAAGATTTCACTATACTTCATAGTCTCATTATTTATTTTTTGTCTTAAATTCTCTACTGTATTATTCTTATTATTATATTCATTCATTAAATTATTTAACTCATTCATGCTGATATTTTCTTTCACAAGAATACTTTTGATTTCATTTTTCCATGTCATTTTTTCACACCTCTCTTATTTATATAATAACATAAAAAAATTAAAAGTAAAAGAATAATCTATGTTAATCAAAGTTATATTTTTGGAAATCAAAGAAAAAACTTTGAAAAAGTGTTGACTTAGATATTCATATAGATTATAATATAATTAACAAATAAAACAAGGGGGTAAGCAAAGAATGAAAACTTTATTTAAAGAAGCACATAAAATAGCAAGAGAAATTAAAGAAAAATATAATGATGTAGATTATAAAGTACAATTTAGTCTTTGCTTATCCTTCTTAAATAAAAAGGGGGATATAAAAATGAAAGAATTAAAAGGGTCAGAAAAACAAATTATTTGGGCTAATGATATAAGAACAGACATTTTAAATTTAACTAACGAACTAGAAAAAAGTAAAATAGAAAGAATAAAAAATGAAGACTACAAAATCAAAGATATGAGTATAGAAGAAATGACAGAAAGATGTAAAAGAAAATTTGAAAGAATAAGAGAAGCAATAAGCAACATAGAGGATGCTAAGTTCTTTATAGATAATTTTAGAAATGTTTTAAAATATAATTCTTTAAATCAAAAAGCGTTTCAAATAAACCAGATTTTTCGAGAGTCTCAATTTACAGAAGAAATTGGAAATTTAAAATTTTTAAAAGGAGAAACTCAAGCGTCTCATAAACTTAGAAAAGTTGAAGGTAGTATAAGCTATGAAGAAGCTAAAAAAATAGCTAAAGAAATAAATTTTAATGATAATTGGTCTAATGAAATAAAAGAAAATGTACTTGAAATAGTTGAAATATTTGACGACGCAGTAAAACAAGCTACTAGCACAGAATATATAGAGAAAGCTAAAAAATACATAATAGAAACATTAATACAAAAAAATGCACAATTTTATAAAAATGGATTTGCAGACATTAAAAAGAAGCAGATTGAAAACTATAGAAAAATAGAAAGTGCTGAAAGAAAAATAGAAATTGCATACCAAATATTTAGAGATGGTGTAGAGTGTTAAAAATTTTGGATTGGTACAAATATAGTTCACCGTCGAATGCTATAATTTTAATATATAAAATAAATGGAGGATTGAAGTATGAATATAGATTTTAGTACAATATTAAATTTAAAAGTTAATAAAGAGAATGTTGAAATGATAGAAAAAGAGATTAATAAAATCAACAATGATATATTTGATATAAGTCTTAAAGATTGTGCAAACAGTCACGTGGGAATCGTTAAAGAAACAGTTGGAAAAAGTTTAAACATTGAAACGTGGGGG